ACTACCATTTGAACCTGAAGAACTAGGATCTGGTGGTGTAATAGTAGAAGGTGGTTTTGGACTTGGTTCAGGTAATGGTGTTATTGGAGCAACTACAGGAGTAGACCATAAAGCACTCTCATGTAGTCTACGATTCTTAAGGTCATCTATTACTACAAGTTGACCGTCTACTATACCTTTATCCCATCTCTGTAACTGTGCTGGAACCTGACCATAAAGACTTTGATTCAATAGTTTCAAAAGAGTTGAATGCTCAAATGCTTCATCACCTGCATTAAACGTAAAGTCAACTAGAGCATCAAACTGATTCTGATTAAGTGGAACATGAGTCATTGTATTAACAGCAGTCTCAGCAATAATAAGATCTTGTGCAAGTATTTGTAAACATTGAGCTAAAGTAAGACCATTTGAATAAGGAGTGGGTATACCAGAAATAACAATCTTACCACTTGCAAGTTCTGATTTAGTTAAGAGATGTCCTACACCTATTGTAGGAAGTTTACATTTATCAAGATACTTATGTAAAATACATCCTTCTTCATTCTTAACAAATCCTAAACCATGTTGTGACATTTTCATAAATTAACCCTTAATTATCTTTATTCTGACTACTTGCAATTCCTTGAGTCTTTTCCCAAGTTCTGAATCCACCTAATCCTAATAGAGCAGTTATTAATGACATTAAACCATTACCATCAATAGCAGGTGGAGCAGCAAACCCAAAATGAACACCACCCCATGTTAGTAGAGGGCAAATTATGAATGTATAAAGTAATCCAAGATCACAAACCCAAATAGCAGCAGGTCTTCCACCTGCAACAAACCATGATTTGCTACCAGCTTCAGTGTTATTAACCTGAATCTGAGCTAACAGAAGTTGTTGATTCATATCAGCAAGTTTATCATCAATAACAGCTTGCTCTTCAGGACTTAACTTACCTGTGATAGCTGTCTTGATGTCTGTTATTAATGTACCAGCACCTGATAAAACACTACCAACGTCTATGTTTGCTAAATTAATTCCACCCATATAAGCTCCTTTTTTTTTGTAAGAAATAATAGGTACTTTTTCTTACAAAAGTTTATTATAGTATTTAATGTAACTTATTTATTTTATAAAGTTTATTTGCCTGTAAGAGATTGTCTACCTGTGAACTCATCCACAAATGGTTGAATAGACTCTAGTAAATATCCTCTCTCAAAATTAGTCAATAAATCAGTTGCTTCAAATGATAAATATCCGAACCTTGAAAGAAGTAATTGTTCAAAGAGGATAGACTTAAATTCCTCTAATCCTTCTTTGTGGCTCGTAGGAAGAAAAAATCTGGACCAAGCTCAAATTCCATTTTATCACTATGACCACAATTTACACATTTGAAATCAAACCTTAAATCAAACCCATGATAATACTTGTTAAACTCCTTAACAAGATCATCAAATGAATCTGGATCTATATCTGTCAATAGCTTTCTTTTCTCACCAGTTGGTAGATTAACTTCCTCACCTATTTGATTCCCAGGAGTAGGATCTTTAACTAGTTTAGTAATTGTCCTTGCATATAGACCTTCAGTATCATCATCTGGACTTGGAAGATCTGTTTTAACACCAGCAATATGAATCTTATTATAATGTTCTCTGAGAGCTATTTCATCTCTTACTCTTACTAGGTTAAAAAACATAGTGAATTCATGTAGTTCAAAATGATGGGAGATAGGTTCTTGGAAACCATCAGGAAGGTAAATTATTTGCAATTTTGTAAGATCTATATCATGGGTGAATACTTTTCCACATTGTGGACAGCTACCCATAACAGGATAATTGATAGAACCTTTTGAAATGATTCTGGATTTAATAAGAAGAGCTAATTGATCACCACTGGTTATAGTAGTAAGATCTAACCCTATTTCTTCGGCATTGGTAATTAACTTGAGGTAAGCAGTTAATTTTTCCTCAATATTTGGAACACCTCTTGCAAGCTTCTTAAGCTCTTTTTCTTCCTTAGTTCTAGTAGGTCTTATTTTAATAATAGTCTTATTTGATGGTAGAGCAAAGTCTTCATACTCAAATAAGTTAGATTTAATGAGATCACTAGCCATAGGTACTCTATTTTCCATAAATACCTCCAATATATTTATAAAGTTGGGATTTATGGACATGTTAATAGAACATGTCCACGTTGTCTACATATTACTTATTACCTCACTTATACAGGAAGCCAGTACTGATATGAGAAAGTTACTGGCATTACCATATTACCACCACCTTCTCTTGCTAGGTTGATATCAGGTACATTAGTTGGGAACATCCCTATAAACTGATACTGTCTAGCAACTTCACCCTGGAAGGTTAAAACACTAACTAATCCATCACACTGATAATCAGAAGGTAGACCTACAATACCAGTAGTTGGATCATAGACAAAGCTATGCCAAGCTTGTATCATATCAAGTGTTGTATAATCTTCATTTACCCTAAACTGTATGTCAAACTGACCATAAGTAGTAGGACCAACATATTTGTAATTACTATTCATCCAAGGTACTGTAATTTCTTCAGTAGTTGTACCAGGAATAACAGCAGTCTCAGCAAAGAATAATACATCTTCAGGTTGTCCTAAACCACCTGGAACCTGACCAATTTCAAACATGAATAGATTTGTTCTTGCTAAAGTGCCTATATAGGCTCTTGCAGCTTCAATGTAGAATGTAGTCTCATCAGCAGCCATTTCTTAATCCCCCTTATATTTATTCTTTATGACTGTTAAACCTGTTGTTCACTTATGTTAACAGAACTTCCTCTAACAACTTGAATATTAACCTGGATGCCTCTTACTGATTCAGTTAAGTAAACTGGTAAGTTAACATTAATGATACTATCACTTGTCTGGATACCATCAGATACATCAACTATAGAAATTTTTTGTAGAGCACCAAGGTTAGCCATTGTTCTTATAATTGGATTAATACCAGCAGCTAGTATATTGCGTGTTGATCTAGTATTTGGCCTTAGAAGAACTGTATTACCAATTTTCTGTACTGCATCTTCAATTAAGTCTAATGCTGTTCTAGCACCAATAAACTGTAGTGCAGAGAGGAAAGGCTGTAAAGTGAAATCACCCCAAATTAATCTACCAAGACCAGGAATATTAGCAAGTGGATTAATCTGATTAGAACATAAAACAGAAAGATCTGAATCTTGAAGTTCAGTCCTAGCAGATACAGCATTGAATAATTGACCAAACTGATAACCAGCAGGTGCAGTCCAAGGATAACCAAACTTATTAGCATATGCTAATGCTGCCCCTACAAATACTGTAGGTGGACAAAGTATGTACTTGCTTGACATTGCATCATAATAGTTTTGCCAATCAAAATACAATGCAGTCCTGTTACTACTACTTGCTAGTACATTTAGCCTATAATTTACAGCATCTTCAACTGTATCAACATCAAATGGTGTATCTAAAAATACCCTAGTTCTATAAGAAGTACCTTGTTCAATTAAAGCTTGGTGAACTTCAAGTTCATTATTACCAATGCTTAGAATACCAAGGTAATTATAAAGTGCTTTATTTGAACATTTAGCATATGCATTAATAATATCACCATAAGCAGGAGGTGAATCTACACCACCACCAAAATCAACATAATCAAGATCACCAGAAGAGTATGAACTAACTGGTAGATTATAATCACCACCACTCATTACTGGAATATTAGTATTGTCAATTACATATATGTATTGGGAAGTATTGTTAATTCTATCCATTAAGTACATGGAACCATACATGTCAGTTTTCGTCTTAATTCTGGAAACTTTATTAACTTCTAGAATTGTTCCACCACCATCTACTACTACAATGACAAACTCATCAGCAGCAGTAGGTGGATTATTAATATTGAAATTAGCAGCAGCAGCATATGTTTCAGAGGTAAAAATTAAAATTTGAATTTCATTAGCAGTACCAGGCATAGGATATGTACCAGGACCAACTGCAAAAATTCTGAAAAGCTCATCAGGAAGTAGATCAGCTATACCAACTTCTGTAGGATCAGTAGCACCAGTAGATAATGCTGTACCAGCAGCTTTACCTGATTTGGAATAACCTGATTCATTTACAGTTGAAGTCTCAAGCCAAATGTTCATACCTGCAAACTTAGCAGCAGATCCTACAGCCCTAACTGCAAGAACTGAACCAAATGGTGTAATCTGATTTGCAGCAGCAAACATAAAGTTATTAGGATCATAA